TATGTAGGCTTTCCATCCTCATCTAGTTTTGACATATTGCTTTGATGGACTCGACGTAGAGCTTCGTCTAAATCCCATCCCATATTTGCTGCGTATTGGTAGCAGACATATACGAGATCACTGAGTTCTTTAATAGCATCCTCATGCAGAGCTGCACTGTTCCTAAACAGCATTCCCTCTGCCTCTAAAAACTCTTTGAATTCCTCAACGATCAAATTCTTTTGCATATTCCTCGATCTGAGAGTTTTGGAGTTCTTCACATTGAACGAGTTCCTGAACTCTTTGGCTTGTTCTAAATTCGACTTCATTCTTTAGGTAGTGGATTGCTTTTTCTAAATCGTCTATATCGTCAAACTTATGACCTGCTCTGCAGACATATTTGATTACGTTTCCGAGGTGGAAGTTGAGTTCTTGATCACGAACAAAATCCCAGACTTGGATGGAGCCACGTCTGTAGTATTTAGGTCCATGGTCATTGGTGGTTTCGGCCATTTTGCTAGTAAGTTATTTAAACTATTGATCAATACAAAGTTTTGTTTTTGGAGTGCTAAGAAGACGGTTTTAATGTCTTCTATATCTGTCTCTGGATGGTTTATCCCATCTGTTAAAAGTCTAAGCTTTAGATCTTGCTCAACTGTTAACGCAGTAATCGGCTGAGGGATTCCAGAGTATGGGTTCCCCTTTTTCATGGTCATAATCTTCAGTAGTTAAAATCTTTGCTAGTCGTGCATTTGTTAAAGCCACTTCTTTCGATAATCCTTTTTCTTTAAAGGCATCTACTAACGTCTTCCAACTCCAACCCTTCTCATTGAACAACTGTGTTGCTCGTTTAATACCAATCCCAGGAATACCAGCGTAGCCATCAGTATTATCTCCAGCTGCACTTTGTATTAAGTGCCACTTAGCTCCCTCGGATTTGGTGATTGTGAAAGATTCATCAAAGTTATATACCATCCCAGGAATTTGTTTCATGTCCTTATCTGGGCTAACAATGATATTCCCTTCATGTTGTGTGGCATATATTCCCATTGCGTCATCTGCCTCAAGGGTAGGCATCGTGATCACTTCAAACTCAGTCTTGAGTTTATTTATCACACGTTTATAGGCGCATGGCTTTTTTCTATTCCGATGACCCTTGTAATCGGCTTGAATTTTTTTCCTAAAATTGTCACTGCTACTAAAGAACAAAATGATGTCATCAAATGCACCAAAGTGTCGTTCGATCTTTTTAATCTCACGCATAACACAGGCATAAGCATCTGAGAATTTTGAAGTAACTACAATAACGTCATCTCCAAAATCAATCTCTGTCTCTGCAGCTGCACAACATTTGTATACGGTAAAATCCGCATCAATTAATAATTTCATAAGTTAGTGGACCTCAGACCAGTTCTTACCAGCTTTTGCTTCAGCTGCTATAGGAACTCTGAGGTTGTAGTACTCACCTGCCTGAGCTGCAGATAATTCAAGTAAGAACTTGAGATCTTCTACGTCTTCTTTCTTACATTCATATTGAAGTTCATCATGTATGAATGCCAGCTGGTGAGCAGTTGGTGGTAAATTTTCATGTGTAATTTGTAGCCAACGCTTAGCAACTATTCCGGCTGAGCATTGGAGTAAATAATTAAGAGCTTTGTGTTGACTATCTACATAGATCTTTCTTCCATCGATAGCCATGATCGTGCCTGTAGAAGACCGCTTCTTAACAGCCGATAGCAGCTCTGATAATCCAGGTATGGCGGCAATGAACGCTGCACGTACCTCTTTTCCTTTAGCTCTTGCCTTATTTGGTTGTAGTTGTTTATCGACTGATAATCCGATCTTGGCATCTCCAGCTCCATATAAAAATGCATAAGTTACTGTTTTAACAGCTCTTCTACTAATTCCGATCTTGTCTGCATTGACTTGGTGTATGTCTCCAGTGAGGAGGATGTTGGCATAACGTCCTTCATCGTACCTCGCAAGATAATGGGATAATATTCTAAGCTCAATGCCGCTAAGGTCAGCACCGCACATAACCATGTGAGGGGATGCCTTAAACAATTTCCTAAATTTTTCATCTGCTGGTACTTGACTTAAGTTTGGTTTTCTGTGTGAACATCGAAATGTGTTTGTAGCTACTGAACAATGGTGATGTATTCGATTAGATGTCGTAACAAGTTTCAGCCATGCGTTCACGCCGACGGATAGAAGCCCAAGCATCTTCTTGAGTTCCAGACAACGAAACAGCTTCATCGCAATATCCGTCCCAATTTCCTTTAGGACGATCTCGTCTACAACGGGCTTCCCGTTCGAGCTTATTAATGAGGGTGTCCATCCATAATGAGATGTCAGTATCCATGCAATATGATCTCTTGATGTAGGGTTAAATTCTTTTAGTCGTTGTATCTCGCAGCCTTCAAAGTAGCCTTGCGTTTGGTTATTTCGTTTAGGAGTAAAGATTGATCCTGCGACGAAAGGGTGCCTGTTGCGTAGTAGTTGAGTAAGTTCTTCCAGTTCTGTTCGGAGATCAGACTCAAGCTTCCATGCAGCTCGTTCATCAAAGTGCCATCCATATAATTCCTGTTGTGTAAGTATCTGTGCAACTGAGTGCTCTAACGCAACCCAGTCAGGTAGGGGTGAAAGTGGTCGCATAATTTTTTAGTTACTACAACGTCTTGAGCGCAGTAATCTTCCATCTCTTGACTCCACTCGCTCCAGTCACTCGTCTTTCCAAACTCACCTTTATACTCACCTAATCTATATCCATAAGATTCAAGTGAATGTCTTCCATAGAGCTGTAGTGGCATATGTCTCCACTTATGCTTATGGTCTATGTCATAGATATTTGGGTGGTATAGACGTGATAAAAGAAGAGTGTCAACAATACGAGCACGGGGAGTGAAATAGTTATATAGTTTGCTAATAGCTGGGAGGTCGAACCCAATAATATTGTGACCGACGAGCGTATCTGCAACCAATAATCTACCAAGCCCTTCTGAGATGGAATATTTGTTATTCTTTTCATCGTTGTAAGTTTCTACTTCATCAGTTGTAGAGTCGTATATAGCTAAGCAATGAATACGTGTTAACTCGTTTAATAGACCATTAGTTTCAAGGTCAAACACGAGTGTCATTTCTTCATCCACTTATATGTCTTGTCTACAAACTTGGCTTTCTTCTTTGCCTCCTCGCTAGGTGGCTCTGGTTTATTTAGTTTTGGTGGTTCCTTGGAATGTTCATACCAGGGATGTTCGTATTCACTGTTTTCAAAAATCCGTGGTTTCCGCTGGTTTGCTGGTTCCACGTAGAAAGGATGATTCCGTAGTCTCATTCTCATTAAATCTGCAGCTGGATAAATCATAAGTTAATTTGCAAGCTATACCTGTTTGCCCAGAATATCTGTCTTTAATAACTCTAAGAGTCGTATCACTTCGTTCCGTTTCGCTCTGTTGGTCACGTTCCAAAGCGACGACTGCATCGCTGATTTGAGCGATACTATGAGACCCTCGTAACTGTCCAAGGGACACGCGACCTCCCTCTTCATGTGATTTTCTGTCATTACTTGT